GAAATGATCCCAGACGAGAAAACGCAAGGCGACGTGACAGTTACATTTAAGACAAAGTTTTATCCGAATGGCACTGAAAGATCATATGGGGCGTTCTCCATGTCTAATCCAACATCTTTGCGATTTACGGGCAGGCAAGTTAAATTAAGAATAGACGCAAATTCATTAGGTGATTGGCGTGTCGGTATAAATAGACTTAATGTTACGGCTGGTGGGGCGAGATGAGCGAACAGCCACAAAAAGCTCCAGACGTAATTGGCAACGATTGGCGGACGTGGGGTCGTAGGCTTGTCCAACATTTATCACAAACACGATCCACATTGGTTCAGCAGAACGGCGAAGAAAATGCATCTGATGACGCAACTCTTATGTGGAATAGGATTTATAAATATCCTGTCGTATCAAAAGGTGGAGAATTTCGGCAAATTGTTGTTGAGGGTGGACACGCTAATTTTATTAAAACATCAGATGTTACACCAGCTCTAGCAAATACGGCATACAAGCTGACCTATGACGCGCCATCTGGCAATTCAAGAATTACACAAGGCACGCCGACAAGCAGAATTGTGTTTGAGGAAGCTGGTGAATATGTTGTATCGTTTTCTGCTCAAATATCATCGACAAGCTCAAGCACAGTGCATTTCTATTTTTGGCCTAGCGTCAATGGCACTGCCGTAGCAAACAGCGCCATGACAACTGCAATGCACCAAAATAATGCCACAATGGTCACAAGCCGAACTCAAATATTTACATTGGCGGCTGGAGATTATCTTGAAGTAAATTACATGATGGATAACACAAGTGGCTTCTTAAATTACACTGCGGCGGCTGGGTCAGTGCCAGCTTTACCAGCCTCTACATTATCTATAACGAGGACACATGGATGAATTAATTGAAAATTGCAGGGAATGGATCGAGGCCGCTTTGGAGTATTCTGGCGGTACTCACGATTTTATTAATGTAGTAGAAGGCATTAAGTCAGGCACAATGCAACTTTGGCCTACGCCAAGGGGGTGCATAGTGTCTGAAATTGTGGTATATCCATTAAAGAAGCATTTAAATATATTTCTTGGCGGCGGCGAGTTGGATCAAATAATGGATATGCACACTGACGTAATTAATTGGGCAAAAGCTCAAGGGTGTTCAGCCCTGACGATGACGGGTCGAGCTGGATGGAAAAAACCACTATCGGATTATGGCTGGGATCAGCTTCATTCGTCGTATATTAAGGAGCTAACATAATGTCAGGCGGCAAAGGTGGTTCAACCACATCAGAAGTATCAATACCAGATTATATAGAAAATGCGGCAAAAGCTAATTTAGCAAAAGCAGACGCAATATCTCAAGTTGGATACACACCATATTACGGCGCAGACGTTGCGGCTTTCAATCCAATGCAACAGGCGGCGTTTCAAAATACGGCTGATACTGCAAATGCATTTGGTATGGCTACACCGACAAGCCCGACAGATATTATGGGCAACATGGGCGCGCCTACAGTTTATGCAGATGGTGTAACAGGTTACTCATCAGCCCCGATGTTCCAAGACAGCGTTGACACATTGAGATATTTAAGGCCAGCTCAGGCTAATTTAATTGATAGTTTTTTTGTAAACCCTCATGCTGGATTTGATCCATACGCAATGCCAACAGGTATTGAGGCGTCTAATATTGTAAACAAGCAGGACTTTGTTAAGTATGCACAACCAGCAGTTAATACTACAGATTACGGCGCTAACAGCTCATATTACACACAGCCAGAAGTATCAAACACAGCAATGAACACATCTGGAATGCCTAGCGCTGGCGATTATGGAATAAATTCTGGATATGTAGATCCAATACTTAGCACGCCTTCAAACCCTACGCCAGTTTCTGGGGATTTAGCTGGAATGGGCAGAAATGATAATGAGGATGGTATTGGTGGTCAAGGTTTTGTAGCTCCAACTGCGGCTGAATTTCAAGAAAGAGCAGACTCAATGGGAAGGCGATTGCCATCATTTATCCCAATGTCTGGCTTAATTAACTCGGCACTTGCAGGCAGTGCAAGAACGCCAGAAGAGATTGCATATGTTAGAGAAAATCCAAGCATGGATGATAGCCTAGTAAGTAAAGTATTTGGTACTGGTAAGTATGAGCCATTTGATACTCAGGATGTTATAAGTGACCAAGTTTATGCATCTGGAGTTGAAGGTGGGCGTAAATTGGGTGAAGGATACGGCGAAGCTAACGAAAGCGGTTTAGGTCGTAATATGAATTACGATAGGTTTGGCAATGAAAGAGCAGAGATGCCAGACGTTCCTGCTGGAAGCGCGTATTGGAATGCCACCACTGGAAATTGGACTTCTAAAGATACTGGATTGCCTGTATTAAGCGCAAATGCTCCTGCTGACATGAGAATACAAAACGAAAGCGCAAAATCACAGAATGACAAGGCAAGCGATCCAGATCGTGGGTCATGCGTAATTGCAACTCACGCTGTAAATTCTGGCGGCTTTTCTACCAAAGATAAGCGCGAAGCAATTGTTTGGTGTGTAAATGTACTGCATGGCAAGTGGTGGGGTGAAGCTATCAGACGTGGCTACAGATATTTAGGCCAAAAGAAAATTGAGCAAGGCAAGGCTCGTGAGCATTATGGCGAGTTTAAAGATTACATTGCATTTGCCAATGGCAAGAAACGCACAGTAAAAGGCGCAATACATTTTGCGGCTAGAACAGCGCAATTCTTTGCAATTGGCTTAGTAAAGAAGGATATATAATATGGCTGGTGGTGGACAAGTGAGGCCGATGGGTTCGGCATTAGAGACAAGCGTGATGAATACTATGTCTGGCAATAACCCAGCGCCTAGCGTTTCGCCACCCATGCCAGCACAGGCCGTAAATAATACTGCCCCTCAAGGCGGTTTTAACGTAAATCAGGCGGCGGCTGGCGGATTACAGCAGGCGATGCAAGGCACTCAGGGGGCATATAATTACCAACCAGCCCAAATACAGGCAACTGGATACAACCCAGCTATGCAGTCATCTGTGGGTAATCAGCAGGGATTTGGATATAACGCAGGGCAAATTGCAGGATCAGATTTATCCGCATACCAAAACCCATACGAAAGCCAAGTCGTGCAAAATACATTAACCGATATTGGTAAGGCTCAGGAGATGTCACTTAACCAGATGGGCGCTCAGGCGACACAAGCTAATGCGTTTGGTGGATCTCGACATGGAATAGCTGAAGCAGAAACACGCAAAAACTTTGCAAATCAGGCGTTAAATTCAGTTGCTGGATTAAGGCAACAGGGCTTCAATCAGGCACTGCAAAATAGACAATTTGACATAGGCCAGCAAACGGCGTCTTCTCAGTTTGGGGCAACATCAGCGCAGGCGGCACAGGCGGCAAACATTGCTAGGTTGCAAAACATCCAAGCTCAAAACGCGGCGTCTAGAACTGGTGCTAATCAATATTTATCTAATAATTTAATGGCGGCACAACAGCAAAATGTTTCTAACCAAATGGCAAATAGAAATGCACAATTGAGCGCGGCAAACCAAATGGGTCAATTGGGTCAGCAGGCGTTTAATACTGGTCAAACAATACAGCAACAACAGGCACAGCAAGGTATTCTCCAACAGGGGATGCAACAGGCGCTTATTGATGCGGCTAAGGCACAATATGCAGGCTATACTGGTTCACCTACTGCGGCTCTTTCTGCGCCACTGGCGGCTCTAGGTGCAACACCTAATCAATCCACCACAACAAACTCGATGCAACCCGGATTATTCAATTATCTACAGCTAGGTGCATCAATGTTCCCCGGAGGTAATAAGTAATGATTGGCTTTCCAAAAGTAAAAACAGCTCAAGAATTAGCAATGGAACAAAAATATCCAATGCTAAAACAACAAGCTCAAGTTGATCCACGAATGCAAATGCAGGCGCAACAGCAAATGCAACAGCCTAAATCTGGGTTAGCTGGTATACTTGATCGTATGAACACAAGATCTAGCTCTACTGGATTATCTGGGTACGAAAATTTTGCACAAGCATTAGATGCATTAATTTTACCTGAGTTAAGATCTGGAGATGCAATTAGGGCGCGTGGAGCGCAAAGAATAAAAGATGGCAATAAAAATAAAACAGTGGAAATGTTAATTAAGGCTGGAAGGCAAGACTTAGCTGATATGGTGCTTGCTGGGACAATTACACTAGCTCAGGCGGCTAATGTTTTATTAACAGCACCAAAAGATACAAGAACTTCTCAAATCAAGAATTATGAGTATTTCAAATCATTAGGTTTAAGCCACGAAGAGGCATTGGCTCAAGTGCAGTCTGGAACAAATGTTAACTTAAACACTGGCGGAGATAGTGGCACTTTTGCTAAAGCCGATGCTAATACTTTAGGGGAAGTTGCAGATACTGGATTAAAGGCTAGAGGAAATTTAGCCAAAATAAACAGATTAGAAACTTTACTTGCAAATGCAGATACAGGCGCTGTGGGATATTTTAAAAACTTAGCTGGTAGTTTTGGAATTAAAACTGAAGGTTCAGGAGATATAGAGGCGGCGGTAGCTCTGATAAACAGTATGGTTCCGGAGCAAAGACAAGCTGGCTCCGGCCCGATGTCTGATGCTGATTTGGCATTATTCAAGCAGTCATTGCCTAGACTTATAAATACAAGAGCTGGTAATGCATTAATTATACAAACAATGCGTGGTATTGCGGAATATGACGCAATGGCAACAGAAATTATACAAAAGCATAGAAGAAACCCAACGGAATTTACAATTGCAGATGTTTATGATGCACTTTATGATAGACCATCCCCATTTGAAAACTTTAATCAAAAAGTTGGCGTTGCAAGTGGTGACGTCGTTCCACCAATGCCAGAAAACTTTACACAAGCAACAGGTATGACCCAGAGTGATTGGGACAGTATGACACCAACACAACGCGCTCCATTTATGCAATAGGACAATTTTATGACACCAGATCAGTTAAAAGCGATTGAAGATTACAAGGCTATGATGGCGGCTGGAGAGCCTAAAGAGAGAGTTAGAACTATGGCTCAAGGTGTTACTCTTGGTGGCGCTGATGAGATGGAAGCCGCGTTAAGGTCGTTACTTCCCGGTCAAGATTACGATACAGCTCTAATGCAAATAAGAAAGTCACTCGATGAATACAATAAGGCGTACCCTAAATCGTCACTTGGGTATGAAATGGCTGGTGCATCTATACCAGCTATACTGACAGCGATTGCCACAAAGGGTAAGGGCAACGCTGGTATGAAAAATTATGTTGCCGCTAGTTTACAGCCAAAATACAGGCAGGCGATAGCAAGTGTAATAGGCACAACTACGCCAAAAACTTATAAAGGCGCGTCTGGTGCAGGCGCAGGAGCTGGTGCAATTTATGGCTTTAATACTGGTGAGGATGGCTTTACAAATCGCATGTTTAACGCCGCCCCAGCAAGCATTGGCGGTGGCCTAGCCGCCCCAGCATTAAAATTTGCTGGTTCAGTAATTAGTGGAATTGCTAATAAAGTTATAAATAAAATTAGAGAGAAAAAAGGGCAGGGCATTGGTACTTTAGCTGAAATGGAATTGCAAAGGCTTGTCAGATCTACAGGTAAGACAGCAGATGAAATTTTAGAAGATATTGCATCAGGCAGAATTATTGCTGAAAATGCTGATTTAGTTATGGAAGTTAGGGGTTATTATAATCAGGGCGGTACTCCAGCAAAAGACATATTTGACGTGATGGGCAACAGGCCGACAACTTTACGAGACAAAGCTGTTAAGGAATTGCAGGCGAACACATCTCAATTTGATGATCCCAACATTACTAAAGCTATGAAAGAAAGTGCTGAAGAAGCTAAAATTAATGAAAATAAATCGTATCGCCAATTTGAAACTATGGAGGCGACTGCTGAATTGATGGATGAAGTGCAGTCAGCTTTACAGCTTATGCCAGAAGCCGCAGATAGCCTAAAGAAAATATTAAAGATAGCTGGCAATAAACTTACAATAAAAAAAGATGGCACTTATAGTTTTGCCAGCCCACTTAGTGTTTCTCAGGTGGAAGGTATAAGAAGGCAGATAAGGGATACAGTTACTCAAAACTTTAGATCTGGCGAAAATGAATTAGCTATAGCTCAAGGTAAGGTAAAAGAAAATTTAACTGGAGCTATTGATACATATGCGCCTGACTTACCTAAAGTTAGAGCAGAAGCATCAAATGTTAGGGTTATCAGGGATGCGTATGAAGCTGGAACTTCTATATTTAAAAATACAGCAGACGAAGTTGATGTTATGTTTAGCGATATGCAAAACAAAGGCGATGACGCTGTAAAGGCATTTAGGTCAGGGTTTATGTCCCAATTGAGAAACAAAGTTTCATTGGGTAGCAGAAATACAATAATGAACAACTTGAGAAACCCAGAGACTAAAGAAGGTAAAATATTAAAAACACTTTACCCAGATGAAAAATTAGACGACGTATTAAAGAGAATAGACATAGCGGCTGATAGCCAATATGCATCTGGTAAGATTTTAAGTGGAAGCCCAACGGCTGGAACGGACGCGGCTATAAGTAGGCAAGGATCAGATGTAGACTTTGCTGGCCTTTTGGGTAGTGCATTAGCAGGATCATTTTCACCTCGAACATTTGCAAACGCACTAAATACTTACATGAAAAGAAAAGCGCCTGCGCTAAACGAAAGTGATCGGCAAAAAGTGGTTGATGTGCTTTTATCTAATGACGCCGCATACGTTAAATCTATTTTAAAAGATGAAAGAGGGTTGGCTAATTTAAAAACTTATTTAGACACAAATTTAGCTAGAATATCAAATGTGGCAGGCGCTCGCGCTGTGCCTGCTGGAATTGAAAGATATTAAGGAAAAGACATGGAACTAAAACCTAAAACAATGACTGAAATTGAAGGCATAGTTTCTAATGCTATTGATGACGCTGTATCTTTTGTCGAAGGGGAGATAATGGATGAAAGGATCAGGGCGCAAAAATACTACGANGGCGAAGTTGATTTAGGTCACGAAGATGGCAGGAGCAAAGTTGTTGCAACAAAAGTGCGTGACACAATAAGGGCTGTAAAGCCAAGTTTAATGCGTATTTTCCTAAGCACTGCAAAACCAGTTGAATACATACCACGCGGCGCAGAAGATGTGCCTATGGCAGACCAAGCTACAGAATTTATGCACCACGAATTTACCAGACTAAATGGTTATCGCGTAATTAATGATGCGTTCCAAGATGCCCTTGTAAAGAAGCAAGGTATTGTGAAGGCATATTGGATGACATATCCAGAGGCTGAAATACATACATATACTGATTTGTCTGATGAGGAATACACATACCTAATTGATGATGAAAATGTGCAAGTGCTGGAACATTCGATGGAAATGAGCATTGAGATAGATCCAATGGGTACGGAAGTCGAAATGCCTATTCACAGCGCAAAGATCAGCCGACAAAGTGAAAAAGGCGAATTGTGTATACAGAGTGTTCCACCAGAGGAATTTTTTATCAGCAGAGATGCTAGGACAATTGAAGACGCATATGTGGTAGCTCACAGAACAGAGATGAGAGCTGGCGATGTGATTGCGATGGGCTTTGACAAAGATATAGTAATGGATCTTAACAGCCTAGAAGGTGGTGGCGTTGTCTCATCTGAGGAAGATTATACAAGGCGTGGATACGATGCAGATTTTAAAGAAGAAAGTGCATCAGATCCATCAATGAAGAATGTTACCATTACTGAAGCATACATGAGAATTGATGTTGAAGGCACTGGTATACCTATATTGCACAAGATAACTTGTGGCGGCACAAAGTATAAAGTTTTAGATTTTGAGCCATGCGATGAAACACCATTTGCTAAATTTGAAATAGACCCTGAGCCACATGCATTTTATGGTAGATCACTAGCTGAGATTGTTATGGATGATCAGGACGCGGCAACATCAATTTTACGTGGCATTTTAGATAACGTAGCAATGACAAATAACCCACGCATGGCAGTGACACCGGGGGTTAATATTGATGACCTACTTAATAATGAAATTGGGTCAATCGTTAGAATGCAACAAATGGGTCAGGTGCAGGATTTATCAGTACCATTTGTTGCAGGCCAAACATTAAACGCCCTAACTTACTTAGATAGCCTTGTAGAGACTAAAACAGGCGTATCCAGAGCCTCTATGGGGTTAGATCCAGATGCAATGCAATCCACAACTAAGGCGGCTGTGACAGCCACAATACAGGCTGGGGCTGGTCAAACTGAGGTGATGGTGAGAAACCTCGCAGATGGTATGCGTGACCTGTTTGGGTTAATGTTGAGGATTACCCACAAGAATGTTGATGAAGAGCAAATGATGCGTATGAACGGCAGATTTATTCCTGTAGATCCTCGCGTTTGGGATGGCTCAATGGATGTTATGATTAATGTTGGATTAGGCACTGGTAGAGAGGAAGAAAAAGCAATTGCACTTAACCAAGCCCTACAAATGCAACAACTTGTGTATCAAACATACGGCGCACAAAACGGCTTAGTGTCGATGACAAACATCAGAAACACATTGGCTGACCAGTTGGCAGTTGCTGGAATACGAAACGCTGATCGTTATTTTGCGCCAATTACTGAAGAAATCGAGATGCAAATGCTACAACAACAGCAGGCGGCTCAAGAGGCACAAGGTCAAGCACCAGATCCAAACGCCGCATTCTTGCAGGCAGAGCAAATGAAAGTGCAAGCTAAAATGCAGGCAGATGCCGCCAAGTTGCAAATGGATATGATGAAAAATGCTCAGGCTGACGATTTAAAGCGTGACCAGATGGCGCAAGATTTACTTGTAGACGCCGCCAAGATTTATGGCGAATATGGTACAAAAGTTGACGTCGCCAGAGTAAAAGCCGAGCAAGATAAAAATCGTATGATTGGTGGCATAGCACAAGGAAATATGTCATAATGGCGCAAGTAATTAGATTAGAAGCTGAGGAAGCCAAGCGTTTAAAAAACGATACAGCTTTCCAAAAGTTTGTAGAGAATGTTCGTGAAGATCAAATGAAGATTTTTGCGGAGAGTAGTGCATCAGACGTCGATGTGCGTGAGGAAGCTCATTCAATAGTGAGAGCTTTAAACCAGATTGAAGTATGTCTTGACGCCCATATATCGGCAGAGACACTCTTAAATCGCAAACAAAGAAAGTAGCACCGATGGAATCGACTACACTTGAACAGGCTGTAGAAAGCATAATTGAAAATCCAGAAGCACAAGCTGAGGAACAAAATTTAGACGAAGCTGAAGGGCAGGAAGTCAGTGATGACGAAGCTGTTATTGAAGCTGAGGGTTTAGATGACACTGAAGAGCTATCCAGTGAGGATGATAGCGAGATCGACTACGAAAAACCAGAGGCAGATGACACTGAGCCTGACCAAGAACGTATGATCGAAGTCACAGTTGACGGAGAGAAGCAATATTGGACAGAGGCTGAGTTACAACGTGACGCCGCAGGGCAGAAGGCGATTAACAAAAGGTTTCAAGAAATTGCGAAAATACGAAAAGAATTTGAGCAAAAAGAAGCTGAAGTAGCAAAGCAAATACAATCTTCTTTAGATTTAGCTGACAGGTTACAAAGAAATGGTATGACACCACCTACGCAACCAAACTCGGAAAATTATTCTGACGATCCCATTGGGTATATGCAGGCTAAAATTCTGTACGATGAAGCGAAGAGTGAATATGATCAAACTATGTATCAGGTTCAAGTGCAACGGCAACAAACCGAACTACAACAACAGCAAGCTCAGGCGCAAGCGGAACAAACGTATTTGCAAGAGCAGGCCGCAATACTTATAGAGCGTATTCCAGAAATAGCAGATCCAGAGAAAGGCGATGCAATTAAGAAAGCATTATCTGACACTGGTGTAGCTTATGGATTTTCCGAACAAGAGATGTCTATGGTAGTAGATGCCAGATACATTGACGCATTAAATGATGCTAGGAAATGGCGGAACTTAGTTTCTAAACGTAAGGCCACGCAATCAAAGGGCGGTAATGCACGTCCAGTAGTTAAGGCTGGCACAAAAAAGCAAAAATCTAGCGGTGTAGAAGTGGCGCGAAATAAGGCGCAACAGCGTCTTGCAAAAACAGGCTCAATCGAAGATGCGATTAGTCTGATGTTAAACAATGATTAACATTAAGTTAGTCTTCTAAGTCTCTGAAAGGACACAAAAATGGCACAAGCGGCAAATACTTTTGATAGTTATGATGCAGTGGGCATCAAGGAGCAGTTGAGTGATATTATTACTTCCATTGCTCCGGAAGAAACACCCTTTTACACCAAGTGTAAAAAAACAACGGCTAGAAATACTCTAGTTGAATGGCAGACAGATGCACTTCGTGCAAGCGCTGGGAACTCGCATATTGAAGGCGATGTAACTACTGCTGAAGCGAGATCTGCAACAACGAGACTTGGAAATTATACAAACATTTTCAAAAATGCCGTTGTAGTACCTGACACAGATGAGGGCTTAGATAAAGCCGGCCGGAACTCAGAAATTGCGTATCAAGTTTTAAAGGTCGCAAAGGAGCAGAAGCTCGATATAGAAAAGGCTTTATTCGCCAATAATGCGCGTGTAGCTGGTAATTCTACCACTGCCAGAGAGCTTGCTGGTCTACCAGCATGGATGCTTACAAACGTAAATTTTGTGTCTGCATCTTCTGGCGCAAACCCAACTGGTGATGGTACAGATGCACGTACTGACAGTGGCGCTCCAACTGCTTTCACGCAAGCTAAATTTGACGACGTTATGCAGTCAATTTGGGAAGAAGGCGGAAAGCCAGACACAGTTTACTTGTCTGCGTTCCAAATGAACAAAGCGTTAGCATTCACTGGTAACAACAACCAGCGTAGTGCAGTACAAGCTGGCGATGAGCGTGTTATAAAAAGTTTAGCCGTGTATGTAACCCCTTGGGGATCGGTTGAATTTTTGCCTAGCCGGGAGAATAGATCACGTGATGTATTCATTACTCAAGACAATATGTTTGAGGTTGCGGTACTTCGTGGGACTAAAAATGTTGCGTTGGCTAAAACCGGTGACGCAAGCGTCCGGCAAGTTGTAACAGAACTAACGCTCTGCGTTAAAAATGAGAAATCATCTGGTTTGATTGCGGATAACACAACATCATAATCTAACAATTTGGGGCGGCTCTGGTCGCCCCATAATCCATTAATGGGAGAACAAAATGAAAAAAGTTAAAGTTAACTCTATTAAATTAAATTGCAGTAATGGTCGCATTGAAAAAGGCGAGGTTACAACCTTACCTGACGATGAAGTTGCAAAGATTATTAAACTTAGGCCGCACGTAATTACAATTTTGGATAGTGTTGAGGAAAAGCCAAAAAAGGTTGTTAAAAAATCAATCTTAAAGCGAGCAAGAAATTCTAATGGTACATTAAAAGCTGATGATCCAAGTACCCCTGATATTAATGAGGCATGGGAAAAGAAATAAATGTCTGGTTTATCTAATAAAATTAATGAAAATATGTATGTTGATGATGATAAGTTAATTATCAAAAGAACACATAATGCAAACCAAATGCTAGAAGACGCCGCACATGCGCGAGAAGTCACTGATAATAGCTTTGGCACAGATTACAAGCACGTGGGTAATGTCGATATGGCACTGCTTGGCGTCTGGTTAAAAGAGGCTGGCGTTGAATGGACTGATACACATGCAGTTAAAGAAGTGCTGAAGAAAAAATTGATGAGCAATGAGTTTAAGTCATTGCGCGTTTGGGAAGGTGCGTACTGATGGAAATGACAGATTTATGGAGTGGCACGCTCACATTCGCACTGACGTTTGTGGGTTTTATTTTACGCGGATATGTTTTAGAGTTGAACAGATTACAAATTCTGTTGAACAGAACGCGAGAGGAATATGTGACCAAAGTTGATAACAGCGTCTCAATGAATAGATTGTTTGGCAGGCTCGACGCTA